TCCTCCGAAACGATCCGGGCGAAGCCGTTCGCCGTCAGGTCGACGGCATGCGTGCGAGGCACGCGGTACGGCGCGCTGCGTTCGTTCTTGTGCTCGGGGCCTTCCATGTACGTGGTCAGGGCCTGGATCAGCACCGTGTCGCTCTCGTCGGCCATGTCGCGTGCTCCCGCGGGCGTGAGACCGACGGCGGAGGGCCGCCGCCGGTCGTTGATGGTGATTGTCACGGGGCGATCAGACCGTGACGAGGTTGCCCTTCACGAAGGCCGCCGGGCGGTAGACCGCGAGGGCGAGGCGCTCCTCGGCGCGGATCGTGAGCAGGTTGCGGATGAAGTCGTCCTCGTTCTCGGACGACACGAGCACCTCGATCGCCATGCGGTCGAAGAGCTGCGCGCCGAGTCGGAAGGCGCCGACGAGGAAGTCGTTCGCGTTCATCGCCAGCGTTGTGGCGACCGGCAGGCCCCACAGCGTCGCGGCGATGTTGCCCTGCGGCGAGCCGATGATGTAGCGGCCCTGCGTGTCCTTCACGAGTTCGCTCCGCGCCCAGTCCGTGTCGTTCAGGACGATGCCCGATGCCGGATACAGGGCGAGGGTCGCCTGGAGGATGGCAAGGCGCAGGCGGTCGATCGGGGTCTCCGCTGCGACGGTCACGCCGGCCGGTGCAGCATACGCGCTGGCCTGGGGCATGATGCCAGTCAGGTTGGCGCCGGAGCCGTTGCCGTAGAGGATCTGCCCTTCCTCGACGAACTGCAGGCCGTAGCGCGCGCGGCCGTCGATGTAGGAGGCCAGCCCCACCGCGTCGTCCAGGATCTGGCGCGACGCCTTGAAGTAGTGCGCGATGGTGCGCACCGGCGCCGAGCGCAGGTCAAAGGTGATCTCGGACTTCGGCTTCAGGTTGCCCTCCGCGACCGGCGCGGCCGCGTTAGTGAAGCCGGTCTCGGCGGGATACTCGATGTTGCTGGACGAGGTCTGGCCGGGCGTGATCAGATCGCGCACCCGCAGCGTGCGGTTCGGCAGTCCGACGATGGGCTGGCGATCGGCGACGACGAGAGAATTCGACGGCGACGCACCGGTGCCCAGGGTCGAGGTCGCGGAGGTGATGTTCTTCGTCTCGATCGACACGCGCGCCGAGCCCTTATGGGACGAGCCGTCGGCGAGCATCGCCTTGGCCCGCTCGCTCTCGATGAAGTGCGTGCCGAGCGACTTCGCCTCGACCGGAGCGCCGCCACGGCGCGCGGCCTTCTGCTCGACGTCGGCGAGACGCGCGTCGAAGTCTCCGATCTTGCTGTTCATCTCGGCGAGCGCCTTGTCCGCGCCAGCCTTGGTCTCCTCGGTCAGCTTGCCGAGGCTCTTCATCTCGCCTTCGGCCTTCTCGGCGAAGCGCTTGACCTCGTCGGTTGCGGCCTTGAGGCCCTGGGCGAGCGCCTTCATCTCGCCGTCGCCGGCGCCGGCCTGCTGACCGGACGCGGCAGCCGCTCCGCTGTCGGGAGGGGCCAGAGCCACGCGGATGCCGCCGAGGGTGCAGGCAGCAAGAAACGACGCCGGGATCGCCCCGGCGCACAGGATGCGCTTGGTCATGGATTAGTCTTTCGGTTGGATCAGGGGAGCTTGAAGCCTGCGAGGCTGCTGCCGAGGTCGGCGAGCACACGCCCGGCTTCGTTCGTGGCCTGGTCGCGCCCCTCATCCCGAGGACCCGCCTTGAACAGACGCCCGGCCATCGCGTCTGCCTGGGAGTGCGAGAGCTGCAGCTCCTCCCGGAGCCACCGCTTCACCTCCCGTTCCGTGAGCGCGCCCTTCGTCCAGCCGGTGAGGCCGTCCGGGGCGCGTGAACCTGTCAGGGCCTCGTAGGCGTCGCGGAGCGCGTCCATGAGGAGCGCGCCGTCCTTTGCCGACTGGCCGTAGAAGTAGGAACCCATGAAGCCGTCATGGATGCGCAGGGCAGCCTCGAGGCGCTCCGCAGCTGTCGCGGTGTCGGGGTCGGTCAGGACCGATGCCTTCATCTCGGCGCGCGCGAGCCGCTTCATCTCCGTGACGCGTGCCATCGCGTTGGACGGGTCGTCGACGAGGCTGATCTCGCCCAGATGCAGCGCCTTCAACGTCCGCTTGGGCTCGCCGGCCTTCTGGCCGTAGGTAGCCCCGTTCTTCTTGACCCGGTAGCCGATCGACAGGCCGGACAGCGCGCCATCCTTGACGAGCTCGAAACGCATCCGGCCGGCATCGGTATTCATGCCGGACAGCTTGCCTTCGACCCTGAGGCCCTTCTCGTCCTCCTCCACCGAGGTCCACACACCCACCGGCACGCCGTCGCCGCCGTAGACGCCGTGCATGACGTGCATCGGCACGCCACGGCCCTGTGCCTTCCGCTCCGCGAGGGAGTCGGCGAACGCGCCCGGCAGTATCACGTCGCCGTGATTGTCGACGTTGCCGAACACCGCGCCGTAGCCTGAGAACGTGCCATCGGCCGCGTTCTCGGCGAACTTCAGCTCCAGGGGAGCCACGAAGACATCAGGCTGCATGGTCAGGTATCCTGCTGGTCGTCAGGCTTATCGGACGGAGGTGGCAGCATCTGCCCGCTTGGCGGCTGCTGCCCGAGCCTCTCGATCGGCAGCATTGCCGACTGCATGAACAGGCTATCGCCACCGGGAAGTGGCGGCTTGTTCTCGCGGGCGCGGATCTCGTTGGGCGTACTGAGGCCGTTCGTGACCTCGGCGCGGTACAGCTCAGCGCGGCCCTTGCTGTCGGCGCGCATCAGGCCTTCGACGTTGAATTCGGCGAAGTACTGTCGCTGCTCGGCAGCCGTCAGACATTTCGACCAGATCGCCTGCTCTGCCGCCTTGAGATGAGCGCGCAGCGTGTAGGTGAGAAACCAGAGGTTCATCTGCTCCAGCCCGGTTCCCCAGGCCGTGGCCTTGTCCATGTGCCCGATCATCACCGGAAGCACCCCGAACCAGCGGGCGATGACTTCGATGTGGAACCCGCGGGTCTCGAGGAACTGTGCGTCCTCCGGCGGGATGCTGAGCGACTCGAATTTCCAGCCGCCCTCCAGCAGCGGCACCTTCCCGGCGTTCTGAGCGCCGCGGTACTGCTCGAGGAACGCCTTTGCGTCCTGACGCTGCTCCTTGGTGAGGTACCCCGGCGCTACGAAGGTGCCGGACGGCCGCATGCCGTTCTTGAATATTCTCCCTGCCGCACGCTCGGCACCCATCGCCGTTCCCAGGCTGTGACGCCCGGCTGCGATCGCGGAGAGACCGACCTGCCCGTCGAGCGAAAACCCTTTGAGGTGGAGGACCTGCTCCTCGGTCAGCGTCTGCGTGATGCCCTGGTCTGTGTGACGGTAGGTAAGCGAACCGTCGACCTCGCGTGTGACCTGAACTCGGTCGGGTCGCATCGGGATCAGCGCCACGACCCGGTCGCCCGCGCCTCGGACGATCTCGGCGTACCCGTTTCCCCACAACAGCTTGCAAGCGAACAGCGCCTGCCAGAACTCGACTGCCGTCATCTCGGCGTTCGGCTTGTCGTGGAGCACCCGATAGAGCGGGTGGTCCGAGGCGACGGTACTGCGGCCCGCCGCGTCGCGCTGGTAGAGCGGCAGGGGCAGGGTCGCGATGGTCTGCGAGACTAGCCGCGTGCAGGCCCAGACGGCGTCCAGCGTCAGCGCCGTGTCGACGGTGACGCTCTCGCCCGCATGGCTCTCCTCGCCAGCGAACCATTGGATCAACCGACGGTCCGTCAGGCCTAGCCCGCGGGCGACCGTCAGCGCCGCCTTGCGGAAGAGGCCCATGCGCAGTCCTGTCGTTCGATCAGGCGAAGAGCGGCTCGCGCAGGAACTCGCTCGGATCGGCCGGCCGGACCGGCTCCGGGTTGCGCGCCATCAGCACCACCGCGTTGAACATCGCCATCGCCACGTCGATCTTGGCGTCGCCCGCGTTCTGCTTGGTCGCGCGGATCGCGGTCGCGGTCGGCTCGATTTTGAGGTTGCTTACAAATACTTTTAATTTGAATGACTTACGAGCCGATGTCGCATTCTTGTCGCGCCGGCGCCGGGAGAGCGTACACCCGCTTTCCGCGCTGCCGGATATCGGCAGCCTCAATGACAGGCATCGCGGCACCAGCGGCAAGCGCGTGGGCCGCGCCGTCGATCGCCTTCCGGCCCGCCCCGTCGTCGGGGAACAGGTGCCCATAGACGTCCAGCGTGACGTTGATGGAGCCGTGCCCGATCAGCCCCTTGATCCGGTAGGCGTCGAGGCCCTGGTCTATCAGGATCGCGACGTTGGCGTGCCGGAGGGTGTGGAAGGCGTACTTGGGCGTACCGTTCGCATCCACCAGCCCAGCGGCCTGCATCACGGTCTGGTAGAGCCGCCAGCACATCGTCGGCGCCATCGGTTTGCCGCGCACGCTGGTCAGCACGAAGCCGGTCGGGTCCGGCCCGGCGAGCGCGCGAGCTTGGCTCAGCACGGCATGAACCGGCTCGGCCATCGGGATCGTGCGGATGCCCGCTGCGCTCTTCGGCCCCTTCAGACCGTCCCAATTGCTCATGCTGTGCCGTACGTGGATCAGCCGGTTATCGAGGTCCACGCTCTCCCATTGCAGGCCGAAAACCTCGCCGCGGCGCAGCCCAGCGAAGATCGCGAGAACGACCATCGCCGATCGACAGAGGTGCGACTGGTGATATTCCTTCGGTCGGCGAACCAGGGCCGCTTCGAGGATTGCGCGCAGCTCCTGCTTGTTCGGGATCGCGCGTTCCTTCTGCCGCGGGCCGGGGATGCGGAGCGGCCGGGCCGTTAGCGGGCTGATGGTCAGCCACTTGCTCGCAACGGCATACTTGAGAACCTGTCGGATCGCCGCGCCCAGGCCGACGAGATAGTTGCGAGCGTAGCGTGTCGCCATCTCGTTCATGTATTTCTGAAAGTCCGCCGCCTCCATCGTGTTGAGCTTACGCTTACCGAACATAGGGATCAGATGAATGCGCGCATACTTCGAATAGTTCTTCAGCGTATTGCCGGACATATGGTCCTTGATCGTCCAGCGCCGTTGGCAGTCGAGTATCCACTGCTTGACCGCGAACTCCCACGTCACCGTCTCGGCCGACGCCGTATGCACGCCTTCACTCACCTCCCGTTCGATCTTCTGCCGCAGCTTGTCGGCGTCCTTCTTCAGGCCCGACTTCGGCGTGGCGCGGCGGCGCTTCCCGCTCGGATCGGTGTACTCGACCACCCACGGGCGCTTGCCCTCTCGGTTCGGCTCCTTGAGCTGCCTGACGCTCGCCATGTTAATGCGCTCCCTGCTTTTCGATCCACACACGAACCTCAGATTTCTTTGCGCAGACTGTTCGACCGATCTTGAAAGTCGGGAGACCGTGTTTGTCCTTCAGGTGATAGACCTGTCGGTTTCTCCACTTGAAAGCTTCTGCAATAGCGGGCACGCCGTACAGAAGGTCTTCGTCGTTCGCCATGATCTTTGTCCTCTGGTGGTGCACCCGGCCGCCGGCCGCGACCGGGCAAGGGGTCAGGCGCGGGCCGGCGCGGGGGTGAGGTCGATGGTGAGCTGGCGCGAGCCTTCCCGCATCTCGGGCACGATCGGCAGGCCGAGCGCGAACCAAAGCGATCCGGCGGCGCGCGTGCCGAAGGTCTGCCGCGCCTCTGTCACGAGCTGGCGCCGCACCGGCACCGGCTCCTCGCGGGCAGGATCCGGCGGCAGAGGGACGGGCGCCGCAGCGCCATAGAAGTGCCGGAACAGGACCGCGCAGCACTCGCGCTTGTAGGCGAGCACGCGGTCGCGAGCCTCCGG